CTAAAAGAGGTTAAAAGTCATGAATCAGACAATTAGTTTTATAGAAAATACATCAATTCTATTTCAAATTGATGTTGAAAATGAGCATATAGGGGCGGATTTTATTTGCTTACCTGGTGATGATGACTACGACGATTTTTATGACAATGAAGAAGAATAGTCATGGCTTTTATAGGATTTAATCCATGCCCTAAATGTAATTCAAAAGACAACTTAGCGGAATATACAGAAAACTTTTACTGTTTTGGGTGTGGATATTCTAAACCTAAACGAAGTTTAAAGCGATTTGAGGCGTTAAAAAGTGATAGCGTATATAAAGGTATTGCTTTGACAAAAGAATTGCACCATGAGGCTAGAAAGTGGCTTGTAGGGTATGGATTAACGTCTGAAGAGATGGAATTATTCGCATATAATGTTGATAATGACATTTTAGTGCTTTCTTATAGCGAAAATCACTGGCATGGGAGATGCTTTGCACCTAATAGTAAAAGGAAATATGATGGACGAGGTGACAAGCCTTGCGTAATATACGGAAATAATCCTGAAACGTGCGTGATTGTGGAAGATATTGTAAGTGCCGTAAAGGTGGCACGCCAGTTTAGTGCCGTTGCAATGCTAGGTGCAATGCTTGCAGAAAAGCATGTAAGCGCATTAAAGCAGTTTAGTGAGGTGGTACTATGGAATGATAGAGATAAAGCGCGAGAGAGTGTAAGAAATGCGCGTAGTATAGGTGAATTGCTAGGTGTAACCGTGAAAGTGGTTATAAGTACTAAAGACCCTAAAGAATATAGTAATAAAGATATATATAACTTTATAAAGACTTAAGTATTAAGTCTTTTATATATATATAATATAAAATACTATGTATTTTATATATATATTAATATATATATATATAAATATATAGAGTATAACAGATATTTAGATTTATGTAAAGATATTTAATAACTTAAATAGCATTGTGTCACTTTAAGGTTTAATGTATAATGCTCATTACCACTTATAGGAAAGGATGATAATCATGGCTGGATGTTTTGGTAATAGTGCCGAAGATAGATATAGAGAACGAGAGCTTAACCGTTATTTGGATAGCCAAGATGAAGCTGACGACCGCGACGAGCGCATAGCTGAATTAGCTGAAGAAATTGAAGCCGATGAACGATTGTTAGCTGACTTGTTATGTACTAATAACAATAACTCACAGTTTATATATAATATATTTCAAGCGTTTAATAATTACAGAAGCTCACCATTAAGCCATTCACAATACCATGATTTTGGAATTGACATTGTGGGTATTATGCGTGAATACATAGACCTCGTCGCTAAACAACATGCTGAACACTTATACGAGAAGGATAACTAAAATGAGTGATTACAACCATAAAAAATACATATGTTTTAGTAAAAATAACGAGCGTGAAGAGGTGATTGCTATTGATGAAGAGCTAAGACATGCACCCTTTAAAGGAGAAATAAAATGAAATATTTACTAATAGCATTAACATTGTTAGCAACAACGGCAACTGCAAGTGATTGTGTTTGGAATTTTTACACAGTGAATGGCGTAACCTATTCATGCATGACTTGCGGTAACATTACATCATGCAATAAATCATAGGGGGTTTTATGGTTGAATACAGGATATTGAAGTGCTTTGTAGAAGACATCACTTTGTATGATAAGTATTACAGTAGTTTAAACTTGGAATTCATCAAGCAAAACTACCCTATAATGAATAAACTTTTTAAGAGTTTGCCAGCCAGTAGCTTTACAGAACTAGAAGCAAAATACCTAACGAATTACCCCGTTTTAAAGGAAGGTGACCGCTTAGTATTAAGAGAGAATTTAAACACCATAGAGGCTTCAGAAAGTGCCTTGGAGGGCGTGTTAGAATACTTAGAAGGACATTTAAGCAGGGCATGGGCAAGTGATGTGGCTTTAATGGCTTTAGATGTTGCCGAAGGCAAGCAAAGTGTAGAAAAGCTTAACGAGATATTAGCTAAACAATCTCAAAGTACAATTGTTACGGCAGACGTTGAACTAATATCCACTAGCATTACCGAGCTAACTAAGATTGATGAATTAGAGCCAGGGTTGAATTGGCAATTAAAATGCTTAAGGCAATCACTAGGTGCAATAAGAAAGGGTAATTTAGGGCATATCGCTGCACGGATTGAAACAGGTAAAACTGCTTTATGGGTGAGTGAAGTTATATATATGGCACAGCAATTACCTGAAGATGAAAATGTAACAATATTTTTCAACGAGGAAAATTCAGAGGATGTAGTGTGGAGGTTGTATAGCTCGCTTACTGGTAAGCCATATAAAGAGATTAAGAATAATCTCACACACTATGAAGAGATATGGAACACTAAAATAGGGAAACGTATTAAGTTTGTACCGCCAGAGTATTCTACTAAGCGACATATTGAAGCTATTATGGAAGCGCATAAGCCTAGTTTAGTGGTTATAGACAATTCGGATAAAGTATTAGGCTTTGACGGTGACCGAGAGGACTTACGCTTACATGCAATTTATAAATGGGCTAGGCAGCTCGCACAAAAGTATTGTCCGATTATAAGTGTAGGTCAAGCGGACTTTAGTGGTGCGAATCAAAGGGTGATTACTGAAAGCCAATTGGCAGGGGGTAAGACAGGTAAACCTTCAGAGCTTGACTTTCTAATTACGATAGGTAAAATAGATAAAGATGGGTATGAAGATGTTAGGTTTATATCAACACCGCGTAATAAGCTTAGGGGTGATGCAACAACCGTTGACACTATGAGGCACATTAAAGGGGTGGATGTTATGTTAAATCCACTGATTAGCAGATACACAGATATGTAACTGCCATCTAATAGTTTACAGTTCAAATACTTAAGTGTATTTTGAACATACGAGAATCACTCGTTAGTAGCAGGTTCATTTCTAGAAAAACTATACACTTTTTCTAGAATCTTATTAAAGTAATTGGTGATTTTCTTTAATAGACAATATTATTATTAAAAGGGATTATATGAAACATGTACATGCGGAATGGGTAAGGCTATGGTTAGATGGGGTGGACGTTGAATACAAAACTTTTTCAAAGTGGTGGTCTGTTACTAACCTTGCAGATTTTGACAAGTATGGAACTGAATTCAGATTTAAGCCCGCCCCTAAGCCAAAAATAATTAAGCATGTTACTTTACAACTTGAAGAGGATGTTGTCACACTCTATAGTGATTTAGAGTGTTGGTCACATTGCCATACCCTAAAATTAACATTCAATGGTGAAACTGGAAATCTAATCACAGCGGAGGTGTTGAAATGAATAAACATTTAGAAGCAGGATTACTCATTACACTTGTGGTTTTATCGTTTCTTTCGGGGTATGCTCTTGGCACACAGCAGCTATTTGGAGTATAAAATGAATGTATTAAGTTTATTTGATGGTATGAGTTGTGGGCAGATTGCCTTAAACAATTTAGGCATAAAAGTGGATAACTATTATGCTAGTGAAGTTGATAAGTATGCTATGCAGATTGCTAAGAAAAACTTCCCAAATATCACCCACATAGGGGATGTTACTAAAGTTATAGGGAGTGAGTTACCTAAGATTGACTTACTTATAGGTGGTAGCCCTTGCCAGGGGTTCAGCTTTGCAGGGAAACAGCTTAACTTTGATGACCCACGGTCAGCTTTGTTTTTTGAGTTTGTTAGATTGTTAAAAGAGTGCAAGCCTAAATACTTTATGTTAGAAAATGTAAGAATGAAACAAGAGTTCCAGGATGTTATATCTGAGCATTTAGGTGTTAAACCTATAATGATTAATTCAGCCTTAGTGTCGGCACAAAATCGGGTTAGGCTTTATTGGACTAACATACCTAATGTTGTGCAGCCGAACGATAAAGGCATTGTGCTTAATGATATTATTGAAAATATTGTCGTTGATACAGTCAAAGACACAGCTAGAAATCGCAAACACTACAAGGAACTTAATCAAAAGTCACTATGTATGTTAGCAACAATGTATAAAGGGGCGGGGAATACTGGAATGACTTTAGTCCCACAAATATTATGTGGTGCATGGAGGGGTAGATACCTTATTGATGGTAAAAGGCAAGACCATAAAGGAAGTGTCGTGGGTAAAACGGAACAACGGTTAGAAATTAGAGATGATGGTAAAACCAACACCATAACTACAGTACAAAAGGATAATGTTGCCACTAAAGGGGGGGTGTATTACAGAAAGCTTACACCATTGGAGTGTGAACGCCTACAAACAGTTCCTGATGGTTACACAGATGGTGTCAGCAATAGCCAAAGGTATAAGATGTTAGGTAATGGGTGGACAGTTGATGTAATTGCACACATATTTAAGAATATGGAAACTATATGATTAAGGCAGTGGACTTAGAAACGTCAATCTATAACAAAGGCAACTTTGCAGACACACGTAACTATGTGTGCTTTGCTGGGGTTGGTGATACAATATGGGATATTGAATATTATAAGGATGAACCATATGGGCATAAATTAGTAGAAATACAACAAGCGATTGATGAAGCCACGTTGTTGGTGTTTTGTAATGCTAAGTTTGACATCCACCACTTAAAGAATTTAGGTATCACCTGTAGCCATAAGAGGATATGGGACTGCTCTTTAGTAGAATATATGTTGTCAGGGCAAACTATGACATACCCATCAATGAATCAAATGGCGGATATTTACAGCTTGGAACAGAAACCAGACATTAAAACTAAATATTGGGAAGAAGGGATACAAACCTGTGACATTCCGTATGATGAGATAGCAGACTATTTACAGCACCATGACTTACCTACAACATTAGCTATTTATAACCACCAGAAAGCTAGGTGTGAGATGCAAAGTGTACAGTTCCAAAGGTTAGTGTCAGTGCACAATCAAGATACACATTGTTTAGCTGAGATGGAACATAATGGCTTGTTTTTTGATGAAAAACAGTGTATAATGTCAAGTACAGAATTAGAAATAGAGATAAAGAAATTACAGCAAGAATTGACTGATTATCATGACGTACCTGAGTTTAATACAGCCAGTGGTGACCATATGTCAGCATTGATTTACGGTGGGGTGATTACAATCCCACGAAAAGTGTTAGTTGGTGTTTATAAGACTGGTGACCGAGTAGGGCAAGATAAGTATGGGTGGCAAGATTTTGTATTTAACTTACCAACCCAGTTTAAGCCTTTAGCTAAGACAGAATTAAAGAAAGCAGGGTTTTGGCAGACAGGTGCAGACATTCTTAAACAACTAAAGTGTCGTGATAATGCAGGGAAACATCTCATAAAGATTATCTTATCATTGGCAAAGCTAGAGAAATTATTAGGGACATATTACAAAGGACTGCCAGCTTTAAGAGAGAAAATGAATTGGAAAGGTGATTATTTATATGGCAATTTGAGCCAAGTGTCAGTTGTTACAGGGCGATTATCCAGCAGCAAACCTAATCTTCAGAATATATCAGGTGAAATGAAAAACATTTTTAGGAGTAGATATGGCTATTGAAAAGAAACTTAGTAGTTATAAAGCTTTTAAGCAAGCAATGGATATAGTCCGTGAGTATGATAAAGATGATTGTGCATATATTGCCAATCTAATTCTAAAACATAAAGAGGGTTCACCACGACCAGAGGAGACAGGCTTGATTACTGGTTACTACAAACCATTGACACAAGGGGAAGTGTAATGAAAGAAGAACAAACTATTTATACATTAAAGCTTCATGAACATATAGTGACTAGCGATAGCTTAATTATAACAAGAGTCCCTGGAGGGTGGATTTATGAGTATAGTATTGTTGATAGTCTTGTCTTTGTACCTTTTAGTGGTGAATTTATGGGAGGTAAAGTAGATATTACATTCACGCAAGAGCCTGTATATGAGTATCAGTGGCTAGTTGACCACGGTGATGACAAGCTTATAATAACTAAATGGCACAGAACAGAAGAAGAGGTATTAAGCACGTTCCGTAAGTTTTCTCATTATGATTTAGTTATTGTAGAACGCCTCGACAAGTATAAACGGGAAGTAAAGGGGTAATAAAATGGATGACATATATAAAAACATATTAATAGGCAGCCTTACACTGTTTATTATTTTAATGGGTGTGGTGGAAGGAGTCCAACATAACGAGGCAACCCTAGGGCAGATTAGTAAATATGAATGTACCCAAGCTAAAGTATCTAAAGGTAAAGCTATTTGCACTACGCTAGAACTAAAGGAGGAGTAAAATGGATAATGAAGAAATGGAAAACGAAGATATGGGTAATGAAGAAGAGAAACATTTCTACTTTACATGTGTGGAGTTTAGTGATTGTATTAAACGGTATGGTGTAGCAGAAACCATGCTTAATGAGGGGATTAGTATGGATACTTTTGAAGCATTCTACAAATTCTTTAATGCTAAGTATAATGACAATAAATTATGAAAAAAGAGCTTGTCACTGGTAATATAGTTTATGCACTTCAGAATCTTTTACAAGGGCTGAAAGACAAAAAACCACATAGTGAAATTATAGCACAGTGGGATAAAGAGCGAGGCACTGATTGGATACTTCGTACCAAACAGTTAAAACACATTTAAGTTAAGGATAAGAAATGATATTTCAGTGTGATGCAGCAGCCTTAGAAATTCGTGTAGCTGCTTTTCTTTCACAAGATGAAGTGTTAATACAAGAGTTTATTAATGGTGAAGACCTACACACTTCCAATCAGATAAAGTTTGGACTCCCTGATAGGGGAATTGCTAAAGTGTTAAATTTTAGAATTTTATATGGAGGCAATGAGTTTAGTTTTGCACAAGACCCAGACTTTACATCGGTAAGCAAGTCTAGGGAGTATTGGAAAGAAGTAATTGAGGCTTATTACACTAAGTATGCAGGAATTAGTGCATGGCATAAGAAGATAATTAAAACAGTAATTGAAACAGGTGAGTTGAGTACACCACTAGGTAGGTTTTTTAAGTTTCAAAAATATGGTGGAGAGTACACACCCACTACAATAAAGAACTACCCTGTGCAAGGCACTGGAGCAGATATAATGGCACTCGTTAGGGTTAGTGCTTATAATAGGTTAAAGAAGTTAGACCTACCTGACTGCTTATTAGTCAATACGGTACATGACTCTATAATCTTAGATTTTAAAGATGCAGGGTTGATACCAGTGTTAAATGATATGTTTCATGGGGTGTTTAAAGACATTCCAGCAAATATAGAGAAGGTGTTTGGAGTTAAGTTTAATGTCCCCATGACTTGTGAAAACCAAGTTGGCAGTAATTGGGGTGATATGGTCGTAGTTAATTAAGGAGTTTATATGCAAGTTACAGTTGTTAATGTTAGCCGAGAAGACCGCCCAAATAAAACAGGAGGCACATATGGGGTTTTAACAGTAGCCTTTCGTAATGCTGAGGGCAAATTAACAGAAAAAAAGTTAATGTCTTTTCAGAATCCGCAAGTGTTCAAACACTTTGAGAGGGTATCACCTGGTGACTTAGTTGAGGTTACTTCAGTAAAGGTTGGTGACTATTGGCAATGGACAGCTATCGGTGTGGCAACAGTAGTAGCACCAGCAGATTCTACAAGTAAGGCAACAGCTGCCCCACCTAAGTCAAATTATGAGACGTCAGAGGAACGTGCTGACCGCCAACGATTGATTGTCCGCCAGTCTAGCTTAAGTGCTGCTGTGAATGTATTGACAGTTGGTGCAAAGGCATTGGATAAAGAAGCAGTTAAGGCACTAGCGCGTGATTTTGAAGAGTGGGTGTTTCGTGTTGACACACCTAAGATTGATAGCTTTGACACAATGGAAGATGACATTCCCTACTAATGTCCTCTAAAAAGTTAATTATAATTTTGGAGGTGGTAACCTGCCTCCACATTATTGCAGGAATATGGAGGCATTGGTAATGATAGGACTAATAGATGCAGATTTAATTGCTTATAGGTGTTCTGTTTCACAAGATGAATGGAGTAATGTCGCGGAAAAGATGAAATTCCTTATACAAGAACTCACAGAACAAACTAAGTGTGAAAGCTACAAGTACTACTTATCAGGAAGTAATAACTTTAGAAAGCAACTCTACCATGAATATAAAGCTAATAGAACTGCACCTAAGCCCACTCATTTACAATCAGCTCGTGAGTGGTTAGAAGTGAATTATTTAGCGGAGAGTGTGGAAACACTAGAGGCGGATGACTTGCTAGGAATGTATCAAGACGACCAAACAGTTATTATATCTTTAGATAAGGATTTATTACAAGTTATAGGTAAGCATTACCAGTGGGCTATTGAGGGTGGTCCAGCTGATAAACGGTGGCGGAAAGAAGAGAAGTGGAGTGATATAGACGAATTTAGTGCCTTACAAATTTTGTACACACAAATCCTTACAGGGGATAGCACAGACAACATTAAAGGTGCAAAAGGTATTGGCAAAGTAAAAGCCGTGGAAATGTTAGAAAATTGTATAGATGAAATAGAGTTTATAGATAAGTGTTTAGGTGCGTATGGTAGCGAAGAAGAATTCCTTATGAACGCAGGGTGTGTATATGTTTTAAGACACCCTAATGATAGTTATTTAAAACGATATGAGAGGATTACAGATGCTAGTAACAATTCAGAAAGTAAAGATGGTTGATGTAAAATTATCCGAAGAGGATGTTGAAGCGATTGTTGCTAAATTTATGAAGGACCACTATTGGGAAACATTATCGCATGTTAACGACGAAAAAGAAATCCAAGACGCCTGGAAAGAGGTCTACTACTACATCGCAGGTAAGCACTTGGACACAAGGTAAGTTTGACACCTTTATAAGGTCACTACTACGAGGTGGGTTTAGGAAATACCCACCAAAGTATGAAGTGTTAAAAGAAGCAGCAGTTGGTAAAAAGATTAACCCAGCAAGTAAACGACTAGCAGAGCATTATAGGTGTGCCACTTGTAAGAAAGACTACCCACAGAGAGAAGTGAATGTAGACCACATACAACCAGTAACAGACCCTGTAACAGGCTTTCAAGGATGGGATGTATATGTTAAGCGTATGTTTTGTTCTAAGAGTAATCTACAAGTACTATGTTCAGCTTGTCATGATATTAAAACAGCAGAGGAAAGGGAGTTACGGAAATGACTAAAATTAAACCCACCCCAGTACTATGGTGTCTAGCTAGTTGCACTAGGCTAGTTAACACTTTAATAGCTTGTAAGACTTGTCCACACAATCCTAAAAATAAGGAGTAATAAAATGCTATACGAAAGAGAATATGTAGCTTGGTTATACTCTACAAATAAGGTTAAACATAAAGCCATGTTAATTGATTATTTAGAGAATTGGGAGATGTATGACAAATTCTTAGCAGCCACAGGTTTAGAAGACATTGCTAATGGTTGGAATGAAGATAGGATTGATATTATAGGACAGAACGGTAGCTCAGGAACTCACTACCATACAATATGTAATATATGCGGTATTTTGTATGTACACAAACTGGAGTGCGCTTACACAGGTTGCCCCCGCCCTTACGGAGATTAGATATGAGTAAACGTATATTAGTAATTCCAGATAGTCAGATTAGACCGGGTGATACATATGAGTTTTTAAGTAACATTGGTAAGTATGCTGTAGACTTACTACCTGACTACATAATTCACTTAGGTGACTTTGCAGATATGCCATCACTGTCTAGTCATGACAAGGCTGGTTCTAAAAGCATGGAAGGGTTGCGCTACAAAGCAGATATAAATTCAGTTAAAGATGCAATGAAGGTGTTGCTTGCACCAATTAAAGAACACCAAGCTGCCTTAAAGCAAAACAATAGGAAACGTTGGAATCCTAAATTGATTATGTTGTATGGTAATCATGAGCATAGGATTAACCGAGCAGTACATAATGACCCAAAGTTAGAAGGATTGATTAGTTTAGATGACTTAGAATATGAGAAGTTTGGATGGCAAACAGTGCCATTCTTACAACCGATTAATGTAGAAGGGGTGATGTTCTGCCACTACTTTGTATCAGGTGTAATGGGAAACCCATGTACTTCAGCTAAAGCCATCTTAAATAAGCACCACCAAAGCTGTATTGCAGGACATCAACAAGGTAGGGATATTGCCTTTGCAAGACGAGCAGACGGACAAGAGATGACCGCAATGATAGTAGGCAGTGGATACGACCATGACGAGGCATACTTAAACTCACAGACTAATAACCACTGGCGAGGTGTTGTAGTGTTAAACGAAGTTAATAATGGACAGTTTGACGAGATGATGATTTCATTACGTTATTTGAAAGGTAAATATGGCAGCTAGTTTAAAACAAGTAGGTGGCACACACTATAAAGACTTTGAAATTCAACCAGCGGAGTTTTGTCATAAGAACAAGATTCCCTACCTAGAAGCAACGGCTATTAAGTATTTATGCAGATGGCGGATGAAGGGCGGTATTCAAGACTTAGACAAAGCAATTCACTTTATTGAACTACTAAAGGAGTATGAGGCACACTATGATTAATCTACATGAATTATATGAGAAATTGATAGAGCAAATAGGTGAAGAGGATTTAGTAGATGTATTAGAGCTTACTACAGAAGACTTAGTAAATGCTTTTAAAGATAAGATTGAAGATAATTATGAAACGTTATTAGAGATGTTAGACCTAGCCGAAGAAGATGATAACGAATAGAGGAAGTAATATGGATAAAAGTCAAGCAATACTAAGTGAAATAACGGTGTTTAATAAATATGCTAAGTATGTACCTGAGTTACAGCGTAGAGAAACATTTGAAGAAATCGTAGACCGTAATATGGCAATGCACATTCGCAAATATCCTATAATGAACGAGGAAATTAAAGATGCTTACAAGTTTGTATACAACAAGCAAGTATTACCTTCGATGCGTAGCCTACAATTTGGCGGAGTTCCTATTGAGCTCAGTAATAACCGTATCTTTAATTGTGCATTTTCTAACGCTTCCCACCCTGCTATTTTTAGTGAAACTATGTTTAATCTGCTTGGAGGGAGTGGGGTGGGTTATAGTGTACAAAGACACCATGTGGAACAACTACCTGCTATCTGTGGAACGTCAGAAAAAACAAGACGCTTCTTAGTAGGTGACTCAATTGAGGGTTGGGCTGACTCGGTTAAAGTGCTGATTAAGGCATATACATTAGGCAAGTCTAAACCTGTGTTTGATTACCGAGATGTTCGCCCTAAAGGTTCTAGACTTATTACCAGTGGTGGCAAAGCACCAGGACCAGCTCCACTTAAGTTCTGCTTAGTCAAGTTAGAAAGTGTTTTACAGAACGCCACAGGGCGTAGTTTAACACCAATTGAAGTGCATGATATGATTTGCTATATTGCAGATGCAGTGTTAGCGGGTGGTATTCGCAGAGCTGCTTTGATTAGCTTGTTTAGCAAAGATGACTTAGATATGTTGTCAGCTAAGGCAGGTAAATGGTATGTATTAAACCCACAACGTGGTAGAGCAAATAACTCAGCAGTTTTAAAACGTGGTGAGGTTACTAAAGAGCAATGGGACACTTTGTGGAAAAAAGTAGAGGCAAGTGGTAGTGGTGAGCCAGGTGTGTTTTGGACAAACGATTATGACATGGGGACTAACCCCTGTGCAGAGATTGCCCTACACTCTAACCAATATTGTAACCTTGTAGAAATTAACGGCAATGCCGTCACTAACCAAGATGAATTAAATGCTGTAGTTAGGGCGGCTACATTGATTGGCACACTACAAGCAGGATACACAGACTTTCACTATCTACGGAATGCTTGGAAAGAACAAACTGAAAAAGAGGCATTACTTGGTGTAAGTATTACAGGGATTGCTAACACTGTATTACTAGGGCTTGACTTAAAAGAAGCTTCAGCTATCTCTATTGGGGAGAACGTTCGTGTGGCTAATATTATTGGTATTAACAGTAGCGCAAGAATTACTACGGTTAAGCCAGCAGGAACAACGTCATTAGTTTTAGGCAGTTCTAGTGGCATACATGCTTGGCATAATGACTACTACATTAGACGTATGCGCGTGGGTAAGAATGAACCATTGTACCAATATATGATGGACACTGTGCCATCTATGGTTGAAGACTGCTACTTTAATCCTCACTTAGAAGCTGTGATGACTTTCCCACAGAAAGCCCCTGAAGGTGCAATCTTACGGACAGAACATTTTATGCACACACTAGAGCGTGTTAAACGATTTAATAAGGAGTGGGTCGGTGGAGGGCATGTATATGGTAATAATCAGCATAACGTTTCTTGTACTATTTCTTTAAAGGACAATGAGTGGGGAGAATGTGGGCAGTGGATGTGGGACAATCAAAACGACTACACAGGGATTAGTGTATTACCGTATAATGGTGGAACGTATGTACAAGCACCATTCACAGATTGCACTAAGGAGGAGTTTGATAATATGTACAAACTATTACAAGAAATTAACTTAACTAATGTAAAAGAAACTGACGATAATACAGTGGCTAAAGAGGCAATTGCTTGTGCAGGTGGTTCTTGCGAGGTATAATCAATGATTATCTGTATTTACTTAAGCAAGGCTTTATGATATAATACTCACTCAATAAACCCAATTGGAAAACTACTATGTGGAAAACACCATCAGCTACAGAAATGCGATTTGGCTTTGAAGTTACAATGTATGTAATGAACAAGTAAAAAATAAGGGGGCAAATAAGCCCCCTTTAGTTTACTAATTTTCTAGGTTTGGAACACTCTCAGTAGCAACACCCCGCATAATTTGTTGGCTTGTTGGGGCTTTGTTTAATGTTGCCTTAAAGCCATCCCGCATAGATGGGGACATCTTAGCCATCATAGCTTCTGCTAATTTAGCAGTTTGTCCTTTAGGAATTACCTCTAAGAAATCTGCCATTTTAGTAGGGTCTAGCATCAACTCACTAATTTTAGCATCAAACTCAGACTGACTACCACGTCTTAATCTATCTATTACAGTGTTAGTTAAACTTAGAGCGCGTATCAACAAGCCCCTAACTTGAGTGTCTTCCCCTGAAGGCCCTTTAGTACTTTCCACAGTTTTGCCTAAAGCATCCCCTTTAGCTTGCCTATTTAAATCCATTTTTACGCGGTTTACCGCAGACATTTGGTCTACAGTAAGGAGGTCTTCTAATTTTGAATATCTAGGATTACCTGTAGCACGCTTAATAAGACTTGTTGACTCATTGACTGCGTTAACAAACATACCAGCCTTTTCTACATCACCAAAAGACACTCCTAACTTATTCTGTAAATTAGTACCGACTTCTAGTTGGTCTATCTTTTTACTTTGTTTTGCAAAAGAAGTTAAATATTCTGACCACAGCTGACTACCAGACGCTTTATTTATTTCAATGTCTATTAGTTTTTTTAAGTCACCCTCCACTTTAGCAGCTTGCGCCCCAAAACTTGTATTTGTATTACTTTTAGTAGTAATAAACTCGGAAATATCGTCAGCAGTTTCTTTACGAATATTATATAAGTCAGCACTATTTATAATACCGTTACTATTTGAATGGCGTACTAGCTTGCCACGCACCTTTAACAAAGTAGAAGAAAGCATTTCATTTGATTTCTCTCCTGGAGTTCTCAGAGATGTATCTATTTTTTTAACAAGTGAATCTATAGTTAAAGGATAATACCCTTGACTTTTGATACTCTTTATTTGTCCTTTTATAATTTCTTTTTCTGCTTCACCTAATGGTATTGTTTTTGTACCTCCGCCTCCTAACGTAGTTGGCACTTTGCGAATTGGGGCTTGTCCAAGACCTGCGTTTAGTTTAGCTTCTAGTAAACTACCAGTTTCCCCATATATATTAGCACTCACCAAAGCACGCTCTCTCATAGGAGCTGTAGTTCTTAATCTTGCTTGTTTAGCAGCCTCAATATCCAATTTAGTTCCGAATGTATCTTTTAAGTCATCAAGCCTTGCTTCTGCTTGCTCTTGGAATCTTTCAGTAAATTTAGCCGAATTTTGCTCACTCTTTGCCACTCTACTTTGTTCTCTAGCTAAATTACCACCAAAAGTAGTGCCACCCAAGCTGTCCGCAACTGTAGGTCTACTTCCTGAAACAATGTCACCCTGAGACCTTAACTCATTAATAACATTCTGCTTATTTTCACCAGTTAAATTAGACAAATACTTAAACAAGGATGCTTCTTTAGCAGATTTAGTGATTGGAAGTCCTGATATAAAAGACCCAAGCCCTTTAGAAAGGTAAGCAGCCCCTGGAATAGCTCCAGACAAAGCCCCACCTAAACCTAATTGAAAGTTCTTTTCACTCCAAAAGTCTTCATCTAAAACAGGGATTGACACGCCTGATAGAGCAGCCCCAGACACGGCTTGTTGACCAATCCGACCTAAAACATTAGCAGCATTTGCATTAGGGATTAATTTGTTTAATGGTGAGACTATAGCCCCAATAAACGCAAGGGCATCAATCCCATCTTTACCTTGAGAAGCCCTCCCTGCTTGGTAGGCTTTGTTTTCATCTTGAACTAACTGATTTGTGCCTTGACGTACATCACTACCAAAGATACCTGTATTACCTAATAATTGATTAATAGCTAAGGCAGGGTCAATTACTGCCCCTTTAACTACACTATAGAGAGGTGAACCAGGTCCAACCATACGAGAAACCATACTTGGTTCTTCCACAGGTGCAGGAGGTGTCCTCCCCTTAATCTTAGCAGTAAACTCCTCGAAAGGTATGTCACTATAAAATTTAGAATGAAGCCCTGTTACTAATTGCTCATCGGACAGGTCACTGTAATCAGGGTATTTTTTTCGAACATCATCAATTGAAATTTCCATAATTTACCTTAGCGAAGCCCAAGAGGGTCATTTGAAGGGGTGGCAGCTCTAGACACAGAAGAAGACTTATACCCAGCCAGTGTTCCGTTATTTTCAAAATAGTTAATTGTGTCAGCTTTAATCTTAAGACTGCTTTTTATTGCATTTCTTAGACTTTTAACTCTTTCTAAATTGTCTGCCAACTTTGCGGCAGGATTCCAAGCCCTAGCTAACAGTTGCTCACCTTCTTTCTGAGCAAATTGCCCTCCAAGTACTTCTCTAAGATTACTTTGGGCAACTGAAGCTACTAAATCCCTAGCTTTGAGAGCGTTTGCACTGTAGTTGGACAATATCATATCACCTGACATATTGGCAGCAGCTACTCCTGTACCCGATAGGTTTGCCCCGCCTTCAGCTAATGTAATCACTTCATCTAGTTTTTTTATTTGGTCATTGACAGCCGTTTCTGCACCCGTAGCAAGCCACTTACTATACACCGTACCAAAGGCTGCGTCAGCTCGTTTTTGACCTGTAGTTAATGCCGGGCCTGTACTTGATAACTTACTTTGAGCAAGTTCTAACTTAGTAGCTCTATTAATATTGGCTATTTGTAGCTGTATGTCGCGTCTGCCTTGTTCAGAAAGTCTTTTATCCTCTAAGCGCTGTTGAAGTAACAGTTTATCTGCCTCAGCTTTAACTTGGGCAGCTTCTACCCGAGCATCTTGGTTAGCTTTAGCTATCTGCGCGCGTTCAGTTGATGCTAGAGCTGTGTCAGGTTTAGCATATTTCCGTACAACTGCTAAATATTCTTCCTGAGATGCGTCAGGAGGTAGGGTAGCTAATGCAGCTCTAAATTCATTTTCTCTAGTGTTTTCAAGAGTGTCTTGGGCAGCTTGGGCATCAAGCCTACGCCCTTGTGATTGCTCATTACCCACTCTAGCAGTATTTAATCTAAAGTCTTGCATTGCTTTTTCACCTGCAACACCAACTTGAATAGCTTCTCGTTGGAAGCCCCCTGCCATCAAGTTTTTTTGTAAGGTAGGATACAAAGTGGTTGGGTCGTTAGTACCCACTTCTTGCTGTGTTGCTGCCATAATCTGTTCTAGCTGTGTAGCACGTTGCACTTGTGGGCTTTGCATACCAAACAAACCACCAACCGCATTGAACAACTCACCTCCTAAGGCAGCTTGCGCCCCTTGTTGTTGCATGTAGGCTTGTTGACGTTGAGGGTCTGCAAATGTATTAACAGTTGCTGCCCCATACAATCTACCAAAGTCTAGATTACGTTGCTGGTCTGCTAACCTAGCATCTTGTGTAGGGGTGTTTAGCCCAAATATACTACTAATAATATCAGCCATGATAATCCTTAATTAAAAGCTAGGTCCAAGAGTACCACCACCAAAGTTAGCTGGACCACCAAATCCACCCATACCTATATTACTATTAAAAGGGCTGTATGAAGAATTAGCTGCACCAACACCATTAAAAAAGCCATTGTTACCAAAGACAGAGCCTAAGCCAGATGTAGGACTACTACCCCCCATACCACCAAATAGGCTACCACCACCTGTCATTTTTGCCAAACCTATTTGCAACCCAGCATTAGCAAGACCGCCTAAAAAGCCCCCACCACTACCTGCTTGCGCTCTAGCATTTTCCGTGGCTTGTTGTTGTTGCTGTGCTTGCATTTGTAAACTAGCAGCATTTATAGCTGTATTTAGATTATTAGCACCTAAACCCTCTATACCTGTCCCTAAGCCAAATATACTATTAGCTTGTTGGAAAGGTTGCATACGGAGTTGCTCACCTGTTTGTATTTGTTGCGCACCTGCCTCTTGTAAACCTAAAGCACGTCTAATATCATTATTCATTTGGTCACGCCCAAACGTTTGTGCTTGTATTGCTAAATTACCATCTTGTTGGTTTCTAGCTTGTAAAAGAGCAAACTGCTCAGGGTTTACAAACCCACCATTAAATGCTGTAGCTGCCCCACTTCTACCTGTCTTAAACAATTGGTCAGCTAATTGAGAAGCCTCAATAGCCCTGTTAGGGGCTTGTAGGTTTTGAATGTCATTAAAATATTGAGAAGCAATGTCATTAGGATTAACACCCACTGCTTGGTTTAATTGGTTAGTACCTATCCCAAACAACCCTTGTCCTTGTCCAACCATTCCTTGTGCGAATTGTTGTTGTTGGGCTGAAGGTAGGAACTGATTAGTTGCACCATAAAACTCGTCACGCAGGGCAGAAAGACGTGGGTCTAATGTGTAACCATATTGCCCTGTCTGTGGGTTAGCGGTAGCTGTTCCAAATCCTGTAGATATATTTGCAGGGGAAAGGGCAACACGCCTTGGTTTCTTAGCCCCACCAATATAGAAAGTGGTAAGGTCAATCCCCACAAAAGGACTAAATATATCATACCATTTAAATTCGTTCATAAGTTTCTCTCAATTACAGTGTAAGTTTCGTTAAAATTATACCGTTGTCTACAAAGTCTTGCTACACTCTTTCTACATGATGCTTGTGCTTTAGTTGCCCCACACTGTTTAGCATAGTCAAACATTAATTCCATGTGTTCTTTAGATGTCTTACCACCTGTAGCTTGTATATAAAACACAGAATCATTGGCTGTGTAAGTAAACGTAAATATGTTAGCACCCACCACTTCATCATTTTCAAGAAACAATAATAAAGTGTGTTGCCCATTTACTAAAGCTAATTTAGCTTCTTGCATACAATAATCACCATGAGCGTATTGCATTGCTTTTTGTAAATAGTGTTCACATTTTAATAGTGCTTGGTGTACATAAGCTACAGGCACTACAGCTATTGTTTTCACTACGCTACCCATGATATTGTTAGTTTACCTGCTTGTCCTGCCGTACCAAAACCCAACCCATTACTTTGGTAAGGACCGCCATTACCGCCATTAGCCCCACCATTGGTAGACGTACCGCCAGCAGGGTAGCCACCATTATTAGCACCATTTCTACCTACACCTCCAGCAGCTCCTGGAGTGTTTCCAATACCACCGCCACCACCTCCAAGTGCTGAAAAAGAAAGAGTAGTTACTGACGTAGTACCACCTGCAACTCCAATATTGTTTGTACCACCAGCTGCACCAGCAGCCCCAACCGTAACTGATATAACTTGCCCTGGTGTAACTGCGGTAGGACCTACAGTAATTAAGTTAGAGCCACCACCACCATAACCAGGTCCATCGTTGCTTGCCCCACTGTCACCGCGCCCACCTCCGCCACCACCTCCTGAGCCCACAAGTGTAACCGAATAAACTCCATCAGGAACAGTCCAATCTACAGTGCCTACACTAAATACATTGCTAGTTGAAACAGTTCCAAATACCAACTGCCAAACCCCTGCCACTTTTACATACGCTCGTCTAATGGGTCGCCAAATACCACTTTCTTTTACATATAGCCCATGTATGTCTTGAAAAACACCTGCTACTTTTACACTTGTTTTAGTTGGCATAGTAAGCTCTAGTATTGATACCAAATATCATCATCATTACCGCCTGAAGCAACTAAAGTAGACACTGTCCTAGCACCCACTGAATTGCTCCCAACTACATTTGTATTGACAGTTGTTCCTGATATTGTGCCACCTGTTATTGCAACGGCACTTGCCGCCTGTGTACTCATTGTACCTAAAGCACCTGTTGCTGCCACCACTGCACCACTTACAAAAGCAGTTGTTGCCACTCTATTAGTATTATTGCCAGGAGCTTGTGTAGGGGCATTTGGGTTGCCTAAAAATGTAGGGCTAGATAAGTCAGCTTTAGTAGCTACAGCCGTTTGTAAGGCATTAAACTCATCATTAATTTCACTACCCTTAATAATTTTATTAGGGTTACCTGTAATTAAGCTATCCTTAGCTGAGAAGTCTGTGCTTTTTATGTAATTAGACATTATAGTAATTTTCCTATTTTAAAGAACACTTCTGCTTTTTGAATACTAACAGGTGCGCCATTAACTTCTGATTCAACTCCAAACTTAATCACTCGCCCACTACCACCCAAGTGTACGCGTACTTCTGATATTACTAAGCCACCACTATACTCACCAATGTCATACTCCGATACATTAAAGTTAGACGGAATAGTAGTCTGATTACCTGACGTTGTGCGAGGTATAAACCTAGTAGAGTAATCAAACCCATACTTAATTACAAAGTCTTGTGTTTCATTACCAATAATAGTTACAGATGCTTTCTTTAAGAACTTAAGTGTAGAAGCCGCACCACTGTCTGTACTTGTAGTAAAATATACCATACGGTAAGAAGCTGTATTATCTGAATATCCTCTATACCGAGCAATACCACCAAAAGTGGCTAAATACAATTCTCTATCCCCAGCAGACAAATATGATTTAAAATTCATATCAGTCCATGTAGTGACTCGTGAAGCCCCATTAGGTAAAGAAGACCTAGTGTCAAAACAATACACTAAGTCTGTAGCTGGAAAAGATAGTAAATAAAAGGCATCTCGCTCAAAGTAAGCACTTTTAATATTAGCTACGATTTCATTGTTAAGTGATTCTGTTATGTCATCTCTAATGTTTAAAGATAGTTCACGCATAGGCATAGACTTTTCTTGCACAGTACGAGCAAAGCTACGCACACCACTTTTAGATAAGTATATTAAGTCCGTACCTGTCTTTTGAACTGAGTCACGCGCAACACACCCTACACCTGTAATAGTATCAGATAATGTAATATTAGCCGGGTCTTGTGCATTAGCATAAATTAATATGTTATTTTTACAAAATATAACTAAGAATCCGTTATGATTAGATAAAGCTACAATTTCGTCTGAATTACCTACTACTGACGCAATGTCTAATATCCCTGCCCCTGCCCCTGCAAAGTCTGTTCCATGTAATAAACGTGAGTAGTAAATTGTGTGTCTATCTTGTGTTAAGTCTGCACACCACAATCTACCAAAAGACGATAGTACAATGTTAGGGTCAAAAGAAGTGGTAGTTAAGCCTGTTGGCACAAGCCCTACATCACCCACTCTTTGAAATATATAATCACTTGCAGGTTGATTCCATACAGTTAATGGTGTACCACGTTGTGCAAAGAAAGCCTGTGTTTCTGCACCAGCACCTAATCCAAAGTTTAAGCTAGCCACTTGCCAATTGTCTGTATCACTCACTAAAGTAATATCAGCACTATCAGCCGTGTTTCTTAATTTCTTTTCTACTAAAACATCTAACCCTGTAAATAGTTTACCATCACCTGCTGACAAGTAAGTAGTAGTGCCTGTAGTATCTTTAAATTGAAATATTGTTGTTAGCTCGTTAGCTGCTAAAGTAGAGCTATTTGTAGTAACTACTTGCCAACCTTTACGGCTACCAAGTCTACCAAATTTATCAATAATACAATTAGTGGCTTGAGTGGCGTAACCACTCTCTAAATTCACTTCACTCTCTTGGCTATTAAGCCCTAAAAAGCCAGGTGCAGATATACCAGCTACTTGTAACCTTCCACTCATGATGGATACCAAATAGTTTCATCAGGGCGGTTAGCGGCATCAAAAGCAATGTAGTCACTTACAAGCCGTTGGTATTTACCTTCTTGCTCACCACTACCACCATCATCACCACGTTCTGATATAGCTCTACCTAAAGCCCCCTCTACAATCATTTGGTATGGCATTTTAATAATGTCACCATCGCTCACTAAATCTTCTTGTGGAATAATAGCACTAAAATATACTTCGTAAACACCATCAGGGATTGGGAATAAATTTACTAAGTTATCACCCTCAACCGAAACACCATTTAAATTATAATATTGTGGTTTTGCAAAGCCAGCTGTACCTGCTAAATATGCACGGTTAAACCATGTAGTTGATTTTAAGAACACTTCGTTTTTAGATGTTTCATCATAAACATCAATAATCCGTGAACGGACATTTACACCTATTAACTGATAGCTGTATAAATTCGGAACAGTTGCTACAACTACTGACGTGCGTAAGTGAGACCAATTCCAAGAGTCTTCTACTTCACGTTTAACTACGTTAACCAACTCACCAATAAGTTTACTATACGGTGACTCTTGGACAGACGTAACTTCCTCTTCCCGAAGTCGAACTAAAACTTTATTAACTAATTCTAAATATGTCATGGTTTACCCTTTTAAATACATTATACCACACAATGTACATAAAGTCAATTTATTTATTTACACCCACTAATAACAGCGGACAGCTCACCTGTGTAGCTTTCATACTTTAAGTATTCAGCAGTAATCTCTAATACATAGTCAGGGGCAGATAAAGATTTTAAATGTGCATGGGATAAAAAATCAGGTGACACTACGTCAGCCGAAATACACGGAACACTAACAGGCACTATTACTTCTTTAGGAATTTGTACACTGGCACAAGAAACTAAAAATAAACATAAACTAATCAAAAATACATTCATAATAGTCCTTGTGCAGCAGTAACCGCAGTTTCACATGTTAAAGGTGTTCCTGTGAGCTTCTGTAACGCGTTAATCTTAGTCAGCCTAGCCTGTCCTATTGCTTTAGCTTTTTGTAAAGCGAGAGACCCCTTAGCAACACGCCTAGCACTATCCTCTGCTAATTCCTTGACTGCTCTGTTCTGTTTTTCAATAGAAACAGACAAAATAACTACTTGTGACTTACTTTCAGCTAATTCTGCTCTTAAACTATTCACTTGGTAATACTTAATTGCCAATACCACTAACATCAAGAAAAACAATGCACCAATAAAATAATATTTATAGCTGTCAAACAAATTATATATTCTCATGGCATAAACACCCTATTGCGAGTTGGTCGTGATTGTAAGTGACACCATGTGTCTGTAAATCGTGGGTCTTCCATATATAGGTTACGAGCTATCAATACATGTTGATGGCGCATAAGCCAATTCTTTAGATTGTCTTTAGGGTCGTAAATATCTACACCCTGTCCAGTCTTATGGCTAGACTTGCTCGCACCGATTGGGAATGATTGTGGTCTAAAGCCACCTCCTGTTTCACCACTGACAAACGTTTTAGTTTTAGGGTTGGTTGGCAAAACTCCACCACTTGCCTGATAATCTGTAAGCAAAGCATTAACACGATTAAGCATGTCCAAAGCATTGCCTGTCACTGTTTTAGTTACATCAGCATGTAATTCCCATACACCATAATAATCTTTTAATGTAATCATTGAGTTTCCCCTACTTGGATAGTCACTTCACCATCTTCTAAGTAAAATATAATTAAGCCATTACTACAAGTAATAACCACTTCTTGCTCTTCTTCATCAATTGAAATGCCTTCAATAGATTGCCCTAACAAAGCTTTACAAGCAAGTACTGGGTCAGTAATCATAAATCACTCCTCATTAATAGTTTAATTTCTTAACTAACATATAGATTAACTTTTCAATGTAAATCATTACTATCGCAATACAGATAAGCGAACTGCCGTGACCACTCATTGCCACAAGCCCACCGACTGATAGTATGCCAAGACCTAATTTACAAATAACTCCGTCTGTACAAAATTCAGGTCTAAGTTCAACAAATATTGGTAGAAGGACAATTAATAAATAGATAACTTGCATATCAACTACCAAAAAACTTTACCCTAATAGCTTCTAAAAGCTTAGGGATTTGTTTAAATATCTCTTGGATTGTCTGTATCATAAATAAGCCGCTTATCACTTGTATGCTGTAAGCAAAGTATGAAAGAGCTTCAATGTGAAAATACTCAATAACTGCTTTTGAAAGTGTAAAGGCAATAAACGTACCGATAATAAAAGTTGCCCACGACTTCTTTTTATTTAGCTCATTGTCGCTTGAAATAAAAGCATAAATTGAACCTGCAATCACTGGAACGGTTGTCCAAAACCATCCGCTAATCTTTGCGACTGTTAGCTCATTAATCATCTTTAACCTTTTTAACATTGTCTAATTCATCTTGTTTAAGCCATGTGAACGTGCCTACAAATAATTCTTGTCTTGTTGCAGCAAACCAAATTAAGCGTAATCGGTTAATCAAATTACTAGCATCTGTAGGGGCTTTGCTTTTACGAACAACTTGAATGAGAATAAACAAGCCGACCGCAAAAAACGGCAACATAAGCAGAATGATAATAAGTAATAGAGTGCTAATCACAGTGGTCACCTGTGTGGTCAAATGGGCTTAAGATACTTTTACAGATATACCGCGCCAACCAGCCACGATAACCAGCTTTGTCAATGTGCCGTTTTAAGCGTGTAGTCACTGTGAGTTGTTTAGGATATTCAACAAAAATCAAGCTAAATAATATGACGTTATGTACAACATCAAATAGCCACGACACTGCTACAAAAGGCACACATAACACCCACAATATGCCCATTATTTTCTTTTCGTAATGAGCGCGAATCATGCCAATGCTGGCAACATAAAGAATAAAGAATAGGTATAAGTCAGCAAGTAAAAGTAAGAAATAAATCATTTAGCAAAGCCCTCAACACTTAAACCTACAAGGGCGTCTAAATCCGTAACGCCACCAACCAATTGGGTAATGTCGCGTAATCGTTGTTTTTCAGCAACCACTTCACTTGTGCTAGCCCCTTCTTCTAATTTGCGCTGAAACGCTAAATCTTGAGCTTGCAACAATGGCAGTCTTTCAGCGCGTAACCTGTCTTTTGTTATTTCTTGCGCTTTTGTAATATCAATTAAAACTTCACTGCCCCCCAAATCCCAAGCATTGCGAAATGCTCGGTCACTAGGAATCGAATCATCTTCTACCAATTGATAAAGCACACCGTCAGGCACACTAATTTTAGCAACTTCTTCAATTGACAATTCACCTGTAGAATGAACAACTGAAACGCCACCATTATCATTTTTATATATAATTTTCATAATTGTCCCTATCTAAAAACTGCCATATACACGTTGGTCGCATCTGCCGCAGAGCCAGCATTTGCGAGAAGCCTAATGCTCGTAGTTAAATTAACTACTGCCGTAGTGCCATTGTTAAGTAATGCCCCATCCCAATTAGAAATCCATCTGCTATTTTGTGGGCTCATACCAAAAGTGGCACAGTAATTTGCATCAGGCATGGCGGTGGTGAAATTAACTGTGTAATCACCCACACCGTTATCTGTGATACTCGCCACGTTTCCGCTAGCTCGAATAGCTACCGTTCCAGTGCCGTTAAAGTTTACCCAAGCACGACATTGAAACGCTGGTAAGGCATTGACTGTGCTTATTGATCCTAAAATAGAGGCATTACCACTTGCATCCACCGTTAACCCATTGACTTGCGCACCAGCCGTATTACCCACTTTAAGTACAAAAGTACCGTCACCAACTGCTGGGTCAATGCTTAGCGGTGATGTGCCTGTGGCTACGAATATATTAGTTGGCATTTAGAATCCTTGTTTTAATTTCTATTCTATTCATTATTTACTCCCAACTTATGTTTACAGAGCCAGCATCAAATACATCTGTGCCGTTGACGGTGGTTAAACGAACTCGGTCTAAAGCACCTAAAAGGTTTGGCGTATTACCACCATTACTAGTTCCAGAACCAGTCATCGCTAAAGTTCCCAATCCAATCCATGTATTCGAACTAATATGAAAAAGCATTAAACCGCCAGAATAAGTTGTGGCAGCTGCTGCGGCAGACATAAGGACTAAACCAGTTGTACTGTTGGCAAATAAATTTGAAAATTGGTGTGCAGATGAGTAATAACCATTGTTGGTGATAGAACCGCTACCAACTTGTACTTGATAGGGGCTAACGCCATTTGTACTGACACCATTAAGCATTACAGTAATGCGTTTAGCCCAGCTAGGGATTCCTGTAAAATCAATGGCTGTGCCACTTGTTGTGGCAACGGCTGTGCCTAAAGTAATGCCAGAAGTAATTTCTGCCCAGTTAGTATTTAATACATGTCCTGCACCAGTGGTCAGACGTTTCCAGCCAATCAATCTAACATTAGCCCCTACAGCACTACTAATTACAATTTGCCCTGCCGTAAACGTTCCTGTTGTTGGGATTGTGGCGCTTGAATTTATAACATTACCGTCAACAAACTGAACACCGTTATCTGATAAACTACTAGCCATTATGCCACCCTCACAATTGTAAAAATTGCCCTAGTTGTACTACCACCAGCAACACCGCTTGTATGTGGTCTAATTACATCGGTTACAGACAAAAAGCCAGTCCAAGCAGTGGATTTTTCGTCAGTTGTATTTGTAGAAGTAGTTATTAATTTATTTGCCATACTTATAGTGTCAACGCTTGTTGTAAGCTGTGCGCTGTTTAGAAATATTCCTAAAGTAAATGCAGATGCCGCAGCATCACTATAACTAATCGCATAAACTCCTGTGACGTTAATAGTAAACGTACTACCAAGCGTGGCTGAATCCGCGTAGGTTATATCCGTACCTTGAGTAAACTGAGTTGTCGTAAAGCGTCTAATTCTAGTATTAGTAGAGCCAAAACCATTGGCTGTGTGTACCCACACCATACTAGGTAATATTGACCCATTAACTACTGCTACTTGTGAACTTGGTAATGGAGTTTGAAATGTAGCACTTGCTGAACCATCTATAATTGTAGGCATTATAAAACCACTAACCTTTCACCAGACGCAACCGTCAAAGTAATACCGCTATTAACTGTAAGAGGACCAACACATGATGCAGATTTACCTGTTGGAATTATGTAATTGACTGTAACCACTCTACTGTTTTGAATGAACACTTCGTCAGAACCTCCCCCTGTAGCCCCACCACCTACAGCTCCCCATACAGTTCCGTTATACACTTCGGGTTTAATCAGTGTGTTGTTAAAACGTAAATGCCCTGCTATAGGCGTACCAGGTCTTTGGGCAGTTGTACCTGTAGGTAGTATTGCTGCCCCTGTACCGCCTGTTCTACTTACTACAGAACTAGACGTTGCTCTTGAGTCTACATCGGACTGAAGCTCGTTTAAAGCAGTTTGTAAATTATTGGCTGTAAGGTTGCCAGCAGGAGTGTTCCCAATTAGAGCTGCTCCCCCTACTGCCGCAAGGGTCGCTAGTTGTGCTTTTTCAACATCAAGTTCGTTTAGTGCAGCTTGAACATTTGATGCAGATAGATTACCTGCTGGGGTTGATGCAACGGTTGTTGCAGTTTGGATTGTTTCATTAGCAAACACTAAACTACCTGACCCATTAGTAGTAAGCACTTGATTAGCTGTCCCATCTACAGTGGGAACTGTGAACGTATTTACAAACGCTTGTAGGTTTGCATCATAAGCAAAAACTGTAGTAGATATAGCACTTGGGTCTAAATAGTCTGTTCCTGCTAGAGCAGGTTGAAAAGGACCTGCCCCATTCCCCTTAATTATCCCTGTAAGCGCACCAACACCTGTACCACCATTAAGTACATCTAGAATGTAGGTGGCTAGGGTTGAGCCTCCTGGGCTACCATCTCTTCTAAATATACCTGCCATAATTATTCCTTAGTTGGTTTTACTACAACTTTAACTTCTTCTTCTACTACTTGTTTGTACTCAGGGTGGACTAACATTGAGGCAATATCTACTGCTTGTGTAAACTCATAAACCAAACCTGTATTAATCTCTTTAAATTTCATAAATCCTCCAGTGTAAATTAAATAACCCCCTATTGCTAAGGGGCTATTGAGTTACACTTCTATGCTGGTACTGCTAAAGCAAACGCGCCCAAATTACGGAGTTCTGCGACACCATACAATGTATCAGCTGTATAAAGCGTAGCAAGATTAACTTGCATGTATTGTGTTTGTGAACGAACGTTCATTTGTGTAATACAAACAGCAGAATCACGGTGACCCATTAAAGCAATACGGCATGGGGTAGTGCCTAAAGTTGTATCTGCGTTAGAAGTAACAAATACTGGTACACCATATAAGTTACCAACTTCACCTGTACGAATTGTATTTGAACTACCTGCTTCACCTACAGAATTATACTCAGTGTATCGTACAATACCATTTAAAGTGTTGCGTGTTGATGGTGGAACAATTAAGAAACGATTATCAGGTGGAACATCTTGGTCATCAAGACGTTGGATAGTACGGCGGATTGCTGCATCAGTAAGAGCGCCTAAACCTGTGTTAGCACCTGCTACATATGCAGTAGTACCATCTGCACCTGAGAAAGCACCATTATAAGCTGCTGTACCTGAACCACTATTAAAGCCACGACCAAGCTGTAAAATTGATGTGTCCATACGACGTGCTAAAGCATAACCAGCGTCTTCAGTGTAATGACGACGCATTGACGCTAAAGCTTGGATTTCTGTAATATCCTCAATGAATTTAGAATATTCGTAATGCTCGTTAATAATAACAGGAATAACAGAAGAAGTGTCCGAACTGATAGTAACAGCTGATAAAGATGTTTTTAAACTAGCAGTGCCACGGCTAGGACTAGGGATATTAACTGTATCACCTTTTTTACCTACCCACGGCATTTTTTTAAATAGATTAGCTGCTACAAGTGATTGTTTATAAGTTGCAACAATTTCATCTGACCACAACTCAGGGATAAATGCTGCTTGTGTGGTTGGGGTAGTTCCGCCTACAATTGAATAAGACATATTAAATTTCCTTTTATATTTACTTTAAATTACCCTGTTCTCTGCGTAAGCCAGCATAATTTCAGCTGACCGTGCCGCATAGCGGTCTGGGTCGGTAGTCATTAGTTTCATAATATCTTCGCGGTAGTAACGTTTTTTAGACGCACCCTCAGTAGACCCTTGTGTTGTTACACTTGCAGCTTTTAAAGACCTATCACGGTCTAATTTAGCTGTGTCTACTACATTCTTAGTAACTCCTTGACGTTCTTTCCAATTAGTTAATAAGTCGTCTGCTGCATCATAATCCAAATATGTTTCTGCACGAGCTAACATTTCAGTACGAATTCGTGAGGAGTCAACCCATGCTTTAAAGGCAGGGTCTTGTGCTGTTTCTAAGTAATTTGGGTGTGACGTATTTAATTTACTTAAAAGAGCTTCACGTTTCATAGCTAGAGATGTTTCTTTAGCAGAAACTACACTAGGGTGATTATCAATTGCTTTTTTAATAGCAGCTTCAGGGTTTGAATAAAAATCCACTTCTTCCACGGGTTCTTCTTGCACAGGCTGTTTAAGTGATTGTGTCTTGATAAAGTCATCAACAACTCTTCGTAGGTCACCCACTTCACTACCTTGTTTACCAATTAACTTTTCAGCCTCTTGGTGCATCATGATAATATCTGCGGTTGATTTCCCACGATACTTTTCAGGTGTATTATCAACTACCTCTGGAACTTTGTCCAAAGCTAATTCTTCTACACCACTGATTCGTTCATCTAAAACTTCATTTACAATAGCCATATATTACTTCTCCGATACTTTTAAAGTATTTATGAAAGGATTATTCACCCTTGCTTTGTTGAGGTTTATGCCTTTTTTCCCAAGCTAAAGCTGCGCCTGGGAAATCACCTGTAATTCCCTCTAGTGATATGGTAGGTTTGCTAAATATTTTATTAGCTCTACCACCACATAAAGGACATTCTGTTTCTTGTTTATACACCGTAAGTTCGGAATGTACATTGTTACAATCAGTACATCTAAACTCAAAGAACATTTTCATCTTGTAACCCTTCGTATGCTTGCTCACTCACTTGTTTTAAGGTTAGTATCCAATTAAGAATATCTAGTTGCCCTTTCCGCATGTGTAAATCCTCTAAAGAATTTATATTCAACAAGTTGTCATACACTTCTTTCATTTTAGAAACATCGTCTATTAAGTCTGCCCATCCTCGCGAGAGCATTAAATCAAATCTATCTTCATAGTATTTTTGTAATTCAGGAGTCATACTTGACTTTTTCCTTATTTTATTGTATTATAGATAATACCACAAATATGTAAAGTTGTCAAGATAATTCTGTATTACTTATTTTTTACCTGCCTTTTTAGCTGGTTTTTTAGATGCCTTTTTCTTAGGCATACCATAGTCCATATTTTCGTGCATTTTTTTAGCGTCTTTACATGAGATTTCTGACATATTGTTTCCTTTTATTAAATTGATAATGTAATTTTACTACTAATACCTTTAACTACTTTTATTGTAGTTAAATCTAACTCTAATAAACTACTTAGCGTCATTTTTATCACTCATTTGGAGTTCAACCACTTTCATGTTTTGGTCAAGGTCCGCTTCTTTAAGCATTAGCTCGGCAATTTGTACACGTTTAGCAAAAGACTTATCTTCATCATCTTCGTTAAGGTTTGTAGTAAGGACTTGCATTATTTTAGCTTCAGCCTCTTTAGGGCGGAGCTGTGTGTCCACCACAATAGACTCAGTTTCAGCTTTTGTTTTCATAACTTCAGCTTCTTTACCTGCCAAATCTAATTGGGCATTTTGCATCATCAACTGTTGTTCCATTTGTTGGAGTTGTTCTGCTTGTGGGTCAGGTTGACCACTAGCTTCAATTTGTTTTAGCAATTGTTCTTTATTAGGCAATGAACTTGTTTTAATAACGCCTTGCATTAAGATAGGCATTAGTGGACTGTCAGGTCCTAAAGTTTTCATTAGGTTAATAAACTGTAATTGCTCTACTTCACGCGCAAGCATACCTAATGACCCTGCTGGCACAAATTTAAAGTCTTTTACAGGAAAGTTTTCAGCATCAAACTGCATAAACCTCCATGCTGACTTCTCAATAAAGGGAATTAAGAACGTTTCTTGGAAGTTTACGAGTGTTTTCTTGTTTTTCTTAATAATACCTGATAAAGCAATAGACATTACTCCACCTACAGGCTGTGTTTGCATAGAAGTAGTGTCTAATGTTCCTGTTGCTTGTAATAACATGCGCTCATAGTTGGCAGCTGCTGCGGCATTTGAGCCATCAGTCTGTCCAAACTTGAATGGTAATAAGATTTCATTTGGATTACCGTTAGTTAAGATAGTTTTACCAGGTCGTATCTCAAATTTAGCACCTCTTGGCATACGAGTGGCATCCATTGCCATCATAGGCACTGTAGTGAGTGCTAATGAGTCCATTTCACTACGCAATAGGGCATCCATACCCATTTGCATGTTATAACCCTTCTCAGCAATGCCTCTACCATAGAACTTACCAGGCACTGTGTCGTCTTGGAAAGCTACAATTGGTCGGTCTTTCATCATGTACGGTGAAAGCTCTGCTTTTAGCAACTCGGAATCGTTTGCAATAACAACAATAGCTTCTACTAGATTACCATACTCTTTTAAAAGTAAAGATTTATCTTCATCTTCTTCAAACAACTCTACTATTTCATCTTCATCTTCATTTAGTAAAGCCTCAGGCACTAAACCGTAATAGCGTAGCACTTTAACTTTACCTTGATGGTATGGGTCATCTATGTTGTTAGGTTCTAGGTCAATATCAGTGGTAGTGGTTTCTGCCACATCAGTTTCAAGATAAGTCCCATCTTCCACTGCTTTAGCAATAATATGGGCAGATACAAACTCTTCAATAGCTACACCAAGAGCATCTTCAATTGTAGATGATGTTGGGTCAATAATAAAGTTACGAGGGTTAATTGGATTAAGAGTTACTACAACTTTAACAGAACTTTCTGTACCAACAGCCGTTGCATCAATGTCAGGCATAGGCTGAGTGGCTGGAACAAGCTCTTCTACTTCTTTAATTACAATCTCGCCAATTCCTGTGCCGTAAATAGACGCCATCAGTAAAACATCAGAAACACTCTTACGGAGTTTATTCTTTTTAAAGCACTCTTTCATGTATGCTTTAACAAACTCAATGTCTGTTTTATCTTGGTCTTTTACGTCATCTTCAATGTCAAATAAGTCAGCACCTGCTCCCCATAGTGCTTCTTCAATTTCAGAAGTGTGGGACTCAATTGCTTGTTGTGTAGCAGGGGATATAATTTTAGAACGTTCTGACTCACGATGTTTATCTGCACCATCCCAAACACCTCGCCACACACGTTCGTAACGATTCCAATTCGGTAGATAATTGTCATCACGGTTTTGCTTCCAATCATCCGTATGCTCTAAAATCCAAGTAACTAATTTTTTATTCATTATCTAATACCCTGAAAAGTCTGCATCCATTGGTTCGTATTCATCTTCTTCTAAATCTGACGTGTAGTCTACAACCTGTATTTGGTCAATATAGGCTAGTGAGTCAATCAAGTCATCATGCAATTGTGAGTTAGGAAAGTTAAGCAATTGGTCTAAAAATTCATTATTCCAACTACCATAGTTTAGTGTCACTTTACCGTTCTCAAACCTACCTTGTAAAGCCCACACAATCCTATCTGTTTTCTTTTGATTACCGTGTGTTACATCATGTATTTTAAAGAAACGATTACTACGTCTCATTAGGTCAGTTAAGTAGGGTAGGGTGGCGTTCTTTAAACTTCCCTTTTCAATACCAACTGACGTTGGTTCGTATTTAGTAACTGCACTCATAATCTGTTTGCAAGTTTCTTGAATATCCCATCTGCCATGTATAATATCAGCAACCCACCAACCACCGTCATGTACTTTAACTACGGAAATAGCTGTTTCATCTAGCTTTTTATTTTTACTACCAGACTCTTTGTCCACATTGATAAACCCAGCCAAATCAACTGCAATGTAAAAACGACCGTCTTTAGGCTCTTCATCATCATATTCAATCCACTCTTCTTTAAATAAATCTCTACTAGCTGCTTCAAAGCTAGACATAAACTCTTGTCTAAAAGCAAAGCTAGACATACTGCCCTTAGCAGCATCAATTTCTGTTCTTAGTATTAGTGGATTGTCGTAAGACGTGTAGTGGAATGAAGTCCACTCTCTATCTCGCTTACTTTCCCCTAGCTTAAAAATATCATAAAAGTGGTTACGCCCTTTAGGCGTTCCAATAAACAAAGCACCACCTTGCACATCAGCTAATGCTGGGCGAATAATCTGTTCCCACACATTGGCTTTCATATCCGCATATTCATCTAGCACTACATATGCTAAACCAACACCCCTCAAGGTGTCAGGTCTGTCCGACCCTTTAAGATAAATCTTACGATCATTCACTAGCGTAAGCACTGCTGTGTTCTCTAAAGCACTAGCAATCACCTCATGCCCTAGCTCTTTTAACATACCCCACATAATATCTTTAGCTTGCTGAAACGTAGGTGCAATGTAGAACACATCTTTTTCTTTACTTTGCAAAGCTTGGATTAACAACACCCAAGCAGCTAATCGTGACTTACCAAATCGTCGCCCTGCGGCAACCACTTTAAACCTTGTTGTGTCATTAAACACTTCTTGCTGTTTAGCATGTAATGCTACTACGAGTTTGGTCATTTATATTATTTTAAAAACATCATACGTTTTAAAGCTTCTTGTTGTTCCATAGTTGGGACACCACCTGAGGGGTCACCTGACAAAAGCCTTGCAAGTATAGTAGCCCTTTGGTCTTGCAAAGACCCTGTTGCGTATGATGTCCCTGCTAAATTACTTTCTTGCTCTCTTGTTAAACTAACGTTAGGTGTTCCCATTTTTCTCATGTACAATCTAGCAGATTCATTTACCATAACTGCTCTTTTTTCTGCATCAGTTAGTGAAGAGTATGGATTAATAATTATGTTACCATCTTCTGTTGCCATTCCTGTTACTGTCGGGTTATTTTTAAAATAGTCGTCTTCACTCTTAAACAAGGCACGAGGTTGTTGCTGTTGCATACCTTGTTGAAACTTCTTATCTGCTATTTCAGGATTGAAATCCGTATACAAGTTAGTCGGTTTTTCCATTGCTTTTTTAATAATTGTAACTGGGTTAAACATCTTCTACCTCATATTCAGCATCAATGGTTTCTGTAACAATGGCTTGTCCCACGCCTGTAATACTAATCTCAATCTTGTTGCCCAACCCTTTAGCTTTTGACATATAATCCGCTGGTATAATTCTATCCATCACTAATTTTAAACAAGCCATTTGGTCATTGTCATCGTCATTTAAAGCCTTGTCTAACACTTTCTGTACAACGTGTTGCCCTTTTCTACCAAGCATCTCTGCAAGTATTTCTTGGTTACGCGCTTTCTTTCTTTCAGGTAAAATGGCTGTAGACTTTTTCTTGTATATTCTTCCCTTGGAAGGGTTTACAATTGGGGCTAAACCATCTTTAGCTCTTGCAATGTTTTCTCGAATTAAGCTAGGTCGCCCTACACGTTTTTTAGCTCTTGTTTTCTTAGGCTCTAGCGTTTTTAAGCTAATATCAAATTCAGTCATGAATCACCAAGTCTGTAGGGTTGTCACCCAAGTCAGCTAACAAGGAAATGTAATACAACTTACGACGACCATTGTCGGGGAAGTGAATGTTCAAAGCATGCTTGGCATCTCTTTTCTGCAAAAGAATGCCGTCATATTTAAAAACATCAAGTAGTTGTAATTCACTAAAAAACATTAGAAGCTCTATTTCATTTATTAAAAACATTATACCACAACTTATTTAGTTTGTCAAGAACAAACTGTTACCAAGTGATAAGTGAGCCGTAGAGCTTACTTAGAACGCTATATGTTTTTATTATTATTATATTGTTTTTATATATATATAATAAAAAACTATTATTACATATAGTTTTTTATATAATTATTATATATAAATACTTTGTATTTATATTATATATATATATATATATTTATATTGTTTTTATATTATATATTATTATATATATATATATTATATATACGCGAATAACTAATCTTAGTGAGGTGTCATCACCGAACCTAATTAAACATCATTTAAAACCCTGTGGCTTGTTATAAATGCCTTACCTATGTAATGGTATTGATTTAGAATTATAATCGCACCTTACCCCCTTCCTGTTAATCCTAGGGGTATTCCTATACCTATTCTCACACTGTATTTCTATTATATTATACACTCCCCCTATTTTACCCCTCGCTAATAAATTGGGATACAGCTAAATATACAATATATTTCCAACACACTCCCCCCCCTATAGACTATACAGTATAGTATAGTAGACACAACATATAGACACTACATATAGTGGTGTATAGGTTGGTATAGCATGGGGTATAGGGGTGCAGTGGTACACATATGACTCCAGTCAATAACATGGTCCAATTGTTAACAATACATTTAAGTAATTGAATTTAGTAATTATTATCCATAAGTAAAACTTATCAATATATCAATCACTATAATTAAAATTGTGTGTATTTAATTCTCAATCTATACTATTCGTGCACCTGCGCGCAATTAATAAGGAATACTTATCAATCATAGTGTTATCATTTAAACAAATGATTAGGTGTTCTGTCATATTGCTTTATACTTCAGTTATAGATTCATTACGTAGTTAAACCACTAGGAGAATTATAATGGATAGAACAAGTAAAGCATTATTATTAATATCGTGTATAATGGGCTTATGCGTATGGCTTCCTATAGCCTTTTACGTTGGCATTATACATTAACTCAACTAACATACACAAAAGGAATATCATCATGATTATT